GGTCGCTGCCAGTCCTCAAAGATATTGCTGACGGTATACTGCAATGCGTTAGTTTCGCCCGCGGTTGCGCCAGTACTGGATACCTTGCCCTGGAAAATCAGGTCAGCAACGCGCACCTGCCCGTTGTCATCTATCGCGACAAGGAATATCTCTGCAGGCCGGCCTACGCATCTTTCATTGAGAGTTTTGGCAAAAAGGGACATATCCAGACCTGACAGCGTCATCTTCAGCTGAGAAGGGCTTGTCGTGTTCGTTTCGTTTACATCATCGATGGAACCCATTCGCCCCATGCCGTAGTAGACAAACCCGTTTATAACGATTGTTCCGGTGCCGGAATGCACGTATGCGGTTCCTGATTCGAACTGGATGTTAGCGGCCACAACCACCGTCACACGGTCACGCGAGAGCCAGTCAACCATTGAGTCTGAGAACGGTGAGTACATCATCAGAAAGCCTCCTCAAACTCGATGGTTGTTGATGAGATAAGGCCGGGTGCGCGCCGGATTTCGCCCTGTGAGTTGTCGACAAGCTTGAATATCCCCCACGGGTTTTGAACTTCCAGTGGGGAGTTTGCGGCAGGAGACGTTCGCAGCATCGGGGCAAACGAAATAACTGCTACGCCGGAAGCATTACTGGTCACGTCTGCTGTCACTTTTTTAAGCTCAGAGTTAACCGTGAAGTAATCCCCTGCGCGGAGTACTACCGTGTTTGCCTTCCAGCCACTAGTTGAAAGGGCCACTCCCGTTTGATCCGGGTCTGACACAACAGGAGTTCCTTCCGGAGCTCTTCCTGCCCGACCCCAGTCCCGTATCCTGACCCGACCATATTCACCATCCATCGCCGCCAGTACCGCCTCAATCCTGCGGGCCTGTGCTTCTTCAAGCACCGCGTACTCAACAGTGCACTTCCATCGTGAACCGGGGAAGCGAACTGTCTGTGATGCGCCGTTGAAGGGAGAGCGAAAGGTTTTAGTATTTGATTCGAGGTGCCAGTTAAGCGAGGAAGGATTGGGGCCGGGCCATTCCAGTACATCTGCCATTATTTACTCCTGTCTTATACGCCCAGCAGTCGACGGCCCTGCCCTCTGTTCTGGAAGTCCTGCAGCATGTCCTGTCGGGCCTGTTTCGCACCATCAGTAGCACCTCTTCGCGCAGCTTCTTCCATTGCCTGCTTCAGTGCTGCATCGCCATTACCATTCACCTGGATAGTCTGGTGAATAACCGTGTTACCAGCACTCTTGGCATCAGCCTGGCCGCCATTTACCATCCTTACACCCAGTGAACCGTCTGATGAACGCGTTAACGGCATAATTGCTTCAGGCCCTGCCTCTCCAAACACACCTGCCCCCTTAGCGAAGGCAAAGAATTTCGGTGAGTCATACACGCCACCGCTATAAGCGCTCAGGGATGGAGAATCGTATACGCCCCCCTTCGCGTTAAGCTTGAGGTTGCTGTATTCCCCACTGGAGAAGGCATTGCTTGATGATGCGGAAGAAGCCGCTGCTGCTCCGGACGAAGCTGCAGCAGCGCCACCAAACATTCCTCCCGCCATCCCGGCAAAGCTTGTGCCGATCCCAATAAGCGACTGGCGAATGGCAATGCGCGCAATGTCTGAAAGTACTGAGTTTGCGAAGTCAGAAAAGGAAGCCTTGCCGGTGGTGGCAAACTTAACAAGCGCGTCTTCCATGTTCCCGAAAGCATTACTGAACAACTGCTGAGACATCGCAGAAACGTTCGCAGCGCTATCCTGATACTCCTTCCATGCGCGAGTCGCGCCAGCGGTAAAAGAGCCGCGGGCTTCGTTCATGCGCTGGATATGGGTGTCGTAGTTGCTCAGTTCCGTTTGCAGTGCCTGCTGCTGCAACTGGATTTCCTGATCAATCTCTTCGCGGGCAATATCACTCGTAGCCGAAGCCCGGCTCTGTCGAAGCTGTGTGATTTTGTCGTTGTAGGACTGCTCTAGGGAAAGTCGCTGCGTGTACTGCTGCTGCTCGTTCTGACTCAGGCCGCCGCCAGCGAAGAGCTCATCTGTGGAGTACTGGCTCTGCCGGTTTGTGATGGTGCGTGTGATGTCCGCTCGCGCCTTATCCAGCGCCAGCAGCTTCTCTCGCGTTTCAATCTGACGTTCAAGCGCCGCATTCTGCTGCAGCTGCGAGGTGATGAGGTCAGCACTCGCAAGCAGCGATTTCTGGTCAGCTGTGAGCGTCTGCTTGCTCTTGATGTCTGAGAGCTGCTGCTCCCACTTAATAAGCGCCTGCTGCTGCGTGCCAATCTTCTCGCCGGTGTCAGCCTGGCTCATCAGCACCTGCTGCTGCTGGCGTAGCTGGTCGAGCATCCGCGAGCCGGCATCTTCCGTGTAAGCCTTCCCTTTTGGCTGCTGAGGGTCCTTATACATGTCGTTTATGCGAGAAAGATTATTGGCATACTGCTCTTGGGTTATTGCCCCAGCCTTAAGAAAGTCATTCTGCCGCTGTATTGCCTTGATACGGCGCTGGGTGTTTGTCAGGTATTGCTGGTTAACACGATCTGCTTCCTGCTGCGTCTTGATGGCTTTATCTTGAACAGCCTGGCCTGCGCTAACTGCGCCGTTCATGTCGTTTTGCAGATTAATGACGTTCTGCAGGATATTTGCTTCACCCGCCGCGCTGGAGTCTGATGAGTTATTTACTCCATAGGTGTTCCAGAATCCGTTGCCCAAGCCACTGGCTTGCTGCTCAGCAGCATTCTTGGCGGCGTCCAGCCTTTCCTGCAGCGTTGCCTCCCGGCCAACATTCAGCATTTTATCCCATGCCGATTTTGCCGCAGCGCCCAATGAATTCCATGCGGTTTCGACAAACCCCAAGTTGGCCTGGATGTCATTGGCACGACGGTTCATTGTTTCCGCATAGGTATCTGTCGCCAGGCGGGCGGCTTCCTGCTGGTTCCCTTCATCTTGAAGGGCTTTTATCTGGTTATAAACCGCCAGAGAGAGAAAGTGATACTGGTCGTTTAGCTTTGCCAGTGAATCGAGCGGGCTGCCGGCTATTCTGTCGAAATCAGAAACAAGCTGGTCAACTGATTGCCCGGTAGCTTTGCTCATGTTAATGACAGCGGTAGAAACAACCTCCAGAGAGTCTCCTGCAACCTTCCCGCTAGAAACCACCTGATTTAATACAGATGCAGCAAAGCCACGAGTGCTTTTCGTGCTCTTGGCAATCTCATCCGCCATATCTGAAAGCTGGCCGGCAGTTTTACCTGCAGTATTTCCGGTAAGAACAAGTGTTTTATAGAACTCTTCTTGCTCTTGTGACCCTTGATAGTAGGCAACAGCTAATGTTCCAGCCGCCGCCGCCGCAACAGTGAATGGGTTTACAAGCCCTAAGACATAGCTCCCTAGTGCTCTAGCTGCCGGCCCAATGCCGCCAAACATGTCTTTAAGTTGCCCACCCTGCTGTAGCAGCACAGTTAACGGTGCCTGACCAGATGCTAGGCTGACCACGATATCGGTCATCTGAGCTGGAACCATCCTCATGCTTGCCGCCAACTGCTTGGAAGACATTGCGGCCTTGCCGGCATCAGAAGAATAAGCGTTTAATCCATTACGGGTCTGCTCGATCTTCTTCGAATACTCATTGAATGTCTCGGTGTCTAGAAACCCTTTGGCTTGGAATTTGGCAAGCTGCCGCTGCTGATCATCAAGTCGGTTTAAGGCGGCGTTGACCGGGTCAATTCTATCGAGCAGGTCGGATAGTGATTTCGCCTCCTGATCCGTCGCCCTGGCTGTCTTGCCAGCGCTATCTGCTGCCTTCTGCCCGGCTTGAGTCATCTTCGCCAGTGCACCGGCGAGTCCTTCTGCGTTGCGTTGCGCACCTGTGCTGTCGATGACGATCGCAAGGCGTGATTGTTGTTCGGCCATGTTTTCTCCGGGCATAAAAAAACCCCGCCGAAGCGAGGTCTTGTGCTGTTTTTTTATCTTATCGGGATGATGTAAGCATTAGCTTGTCATCTGAGTTCCAAGCGCTAACCCTCAGTGAGCTAACAGAATTGGAGCTTTCTAAGTTCACCTCGGCACTACTATTTTGAGCGCTTTTTAATTTGAAAGTTGCCACACGCCTTCCATCGACAAATGCGCTACTCACTTCCGTCTTATAGAACACTTCACCATCAATATTGAGCGATGCATCACTGCCAGACATGTTGAGCTTGGCATGACGCCATTTGCCACTACCTAACTGATCGCCCGCCACAATGTCGCACTCTGTCGATACGTTGCCATTAACGCAGGTGAACTTAGCTGATTCTTGTTGTGGCTTAGGAGCTTCTACAGCATTAGCCTGAGGTTCGCTTGAGTTATCGCAGCCAGACAACAAAAGAGCAGCTACTGCCAGAATTATTACCTTCTTCACGTCCCTATCCCCCTGAGGTTTTATGGGATAAATCCTAAAGCCTATCTTATGCAATTGGAAGCAAAAAACCCGCCGGAGCGGGTTGGGTTTTAACGGTCTAAGTTCAACTTAGGGCGTTAGCCAAGGGTGTAAGTTCAACTTACACCCTTTTAATCAAGCCACATCAGCACCATGAATAAGGTGGCGTAGCGCCTTCACACCCTCGGTGTTGTAGCGGAACGCTTCGACCTGTTTGTCAGAATGGCGTGATTTATCCAGAAAGAACTTGCCGTACTTGTCTGTCTTTAAGTTGTTCGCATTAGCGACTCGACCAATCTTTTGCGCACTTACACCAAGATCCGCTCCAATTTCGCCCGCAGTCTGGTAATGCTCTTCAAGCACAGGAAGCGGTATTGCGTTGAAACCAACTATAGGGTTAATGATGCTGGCTGCAGCAGTCTGTCTAGCCTCCGCTGCAAGGTTTGGCATTAGGTCGAAAAGATTGGTCACTGCGTCGACGGTCATCTTTAACGTTCTGGCCTGCCGATACTCAACCAATCCGCTGGCTGACTTACCTCTGGTCAGGTGTGCTTCCTGCATTGACTCCAGCTTATCGACGAGGGAACGACGCACTGCCTTAGACTCGCGCGCCGCAACTCTTAGCGCCTGCTTTATCCCCATGTTAATGATGTCAATATCAGCACCATTCTTACGACCTACACTTTTTGTGTAGGTCTCCCCTTCAAGCTCATCTTCGATTTTTTCAATAAGCTTGTTATTCCTGATCGCCGGTTCGCCGCATTTCTTCCGCGCATCGTTAACCATAGTAAGCAGAGACTGGCTATCGATGGTTTTCTCCGTGACAACAGATCCCGCCACTGCTAAAGTAACTTCAGTCATTTAGAAATCCTTCATTGCTTAGTTGGGTTTTGACAGTAAGCCGCCAGCTGCACACTGGCGGTTTTTCTTTTTGCGCCGTCCTTTGCGCCCTTCAGTGAATCTCCTTACTACCGTTCAGCAGCGTCAGCATTGGTTCTGCAGAACGCACTACAAATTTCGTGCGGTCCAGATTCTTCGATTCACGCAGCAGAGCATCGCGTGACTTCTCAATCATGTAGCGCGTCTCATGCGCCATGTCGTACATCGTCCCGCTGAAGCTTGATCCGATCTCTTTCATTGCCGGATAAAGCGCCTTGCTCATACGCTGGCTTTTCTCCATCCACACCTGCATGTAACAAAGATTGATGATCTCTTCGTCGGAGAACTGCTTGGCTAAAGGTGAGTGAGCAACTTCACGATCGAGGATGTCGAGCACCCAGTGGCGGAACTCTTTTGCAACCGGTGTACGAGCAAACATTGCCAGCAAATGAGCACCACGAAGAGAGAACACGCGAACCTTCATTCGTCGCGAAGTACCGTTGATTCCATTGGTCATCGATTCAATGACCATTGTCATTCCCGGAGAAAACTCATCGCTGTACTGGTTAAACAGGTTGGTTACTGACTTTGTGCTGTTGTAATGAAGAGCTTTAGCGACATCAGCAGAAGTCAGCCAAATACCATTAATGTCTGATACTGGCGTCAGGTTGACACCGTGGAAGTTCATATCTGTTTTAGCTATAATGTTCATGTTGGTTTTCTCGCAAAGGTTAACCGGCAAATTAGAGGCCCTGACTGTTAGCGCAGTTGGGGCTTCGCTGTCTTTACTGACCATTTACTCTTTCCTCTCGCAGGCTCTTAGCCAGGCGCTGCACGATTGCCGAATTAATCGAAATGCCATCCATCTCTGCCATGCGGCGGATCTCTTCCTTCATGCGTTCCGGTAGGCGCAGATTGAAAACTTCATTTTTACGCCCGGTATAAAGTACATCTTGCATAACAACCTCCATCGTTGGGATTAACTTGCCATCATTGATACTAATTTAACACCATTGCGTATGGTGTCAAGTACACCCCATAATAAATAAAACGCGTTAGAGGTGTATGTAATGTCGAAATACCCGAGCCAGATGCAGGACAAATTCAACCTTCGGTTCCCCGATGGCATGCGTGACGCCATAGCCGAAAGGGCTAAGGCCAATGGGCGATCAATGAATTCGGAAATAATTCAGATATTGCAAGACGCTTTGTCTGAAGAGCATCCCTGGCCTGAGGTTTTCCCAGAAGGCGTATCCAAGCCAAGTGACTTCGATAAGATGGTCAGGCTGGTTAATGAAAAAACTGAGGATTTTAAAAACAATCTTTTGGCTGAAATCTTAGAGTACGCAGCCTTTCACCCCGATCAGCCGCCTGTAGAGGCAAAGCAAATGCGGCAAGAATTGAAAAACAAAAAGCCCACCTGAGTGGGCCAATCATAAGCACTGATCATCTATCAGGATTCCGCTGATTTACTTTAGAGGATATGTTGAGTACTCAGCCCGTCCATGTTTGGGGCATGGACGCACACAGCAATGAGGGATGGCTGATTACCTCTGGGAAAGGAAATTAGATGAATACGCCGGACAAAGTAATTCATGGCTTAAATGTGTCATCAAACGCTACTGACCTAAACAGCCTTGCGGCTGATGTTACCGCTTTGAAAGTCGCATTTGGGCTTTTGTTCCAGAAGCTAGACGACTCAAGCAGGCAGGGCCTAATTAAAAGTTTGAAGCAGACAAACACGGACGCCCTAACCGACCTTGCCAACCAGTTAGAGCAATTCCGCGTTTAGCTCTGTATTTTGAATTCAGCGGCATGAATTGCTGCCGCTTTTATTGCATCGCCCCTGATAAGGGATTCATTAATAAATACTTGCCCATTTTCAACGGTAAAGTCACCACGAACCAAGGCTTTCACCGCTATCTCAAGTGCTTCTACACGCTGCTCTAAGTTCATATTACTCTCCGGTTTATGTCGTTTTTGCCTGCTTTCTTTCCCACTCCGCCCGGTCCGCATCGTCCAGAGCAAAGATAGCCGCCTCGAACTCATCACGGTCAATCTGTAACGGCTTGCAGGCGAGATAGGTGTTGATGTCTTCCAGGTCTATCGGCAGTGGGGTTGCCGCCATTCCTGCGTACTTCCTGCCTCTGGTGATAACTGCGTAGGCGGCGAGTATCTCGCTACACACACCGTCAATTTCAGGCTCCGGGATGGGAGGTAGTTTTAAGCGCTCGCGCCGCCAGCGGTTCTTTTCGCCTTGCTCTCCGCCGAACTGCCGGAGCCAGCTCTGGCTTTCGAGGACTTTCCCACCGTTCCCTGAGTCTGCGCCTCTTTACCCGCGGCAATATCAGATGCCGTGCTTAGCACAGCCCAGTACAGCTCAGGATGCTGTAGGAGCAGCGCCTTGCCCTTCTCTGCTGAGTATTCGATGGCGGTCTCTTTGCCCGCTTCGTCAGCTTCGCCAACCCCCTCCCAGTCCAGCAGGAGATGTTTGGCTACCGAATCAATCAGCAGGTCGTCTGAGATGTCGCTCACGTCGATGTCTGCTGGGTTGAACTCGGCAGTGCCTACCTTGAATCGTTCGTCGAGCTTGCTGATATGCCTGCGCACCATAGCATTGTGAGAGCGGAAAGCCGGGTTGCTGATAGAGCCAACCTTCAGCTTCAGGCCTTCCATCGGCTCAATCCAGCGCTCGGCATTGGCGTCGAATTTTGGTGTTTTCAGAATGAGCATGTTCTTCTCTGTAAGCAGCCCGCCACTATGGACGGGCGATTAGATTAAGATGCGGTAACGGTGATGGCCGTGTTGCCAGTGAAAGAGCGGGCCTTACCAGTGATGGTTGCTGCCCCCTCCTTCTTCCGCGTTACCTGCGCCGTTTTCTGGCCGGTTGATGTGACGGTAGCTACTGATGGGTCTGATGATTCCCATACAACCGTATCTGTTGATCCTGCTGGCGTAAGGGTTGCAGTCAGAGTCACAGTCGAACCTACAGCGCCTGTAGACGTGGCCGGAGCGACACTCAGAGCAGTAGCAGCTACTACAGCTGAGCGTGTGATGGTCGGCGGCGTGTCGGCTGCGGTGATGTTCAGCTGAACCTGCACGATGTCAGTGTTGCCACCGTCAGGCCAGTCGCCGTCTACCTGCACCGCCGGGAAGTCAAAGACGTACTTGCCTTCGTCATTCTCAAGCGTGAATCCGAACTGCATGGTTTCGCCTGACAGCGTCTTCTTCCAGGCGGTATAGGCATCTTTCGACCATGACAGCGTGACGCTACCGGACGGAGTAAATGTTGTCGGAATATTGGCGCCGGCGAACGGGTTGCCACTGCCGATGCAGCGCTGCGTCTGCAGGTTGTTGTCGAACTGGATGTTAAAGGTATCGACACAGAAGCCATCGCCACCGGTTACGCCATTGAGCGAAATCGCCGTAACCTGCTTGAAGGTGTAGCGAAGGTCGCCAGCACCATCCACCGGGTTGGAAAAGTAGCTGGTGTCATCTGCTTTTGTATCAAAGCCAAGGCCTGCAAACGTCACAGTCGCTGTAATGTCGCCATCGTTGGGGATCGTCAACTGGAAGGTGCCAACCTGGCAACCGCGGGCGATTGAGGCAACGCCAATATCTTCAGCGTACGAGGCTACAGAGAACGCGATGCGGTCGTTGCCCATGTTGAGTACGTTATTGGCCCACTCCGAACCGAAACAGGACGCGAGGAAGTCGTCATGCTGGCCCCAGCGGAACTTAGCGCCGACGTCCCCGCCTACGTCTACAGTTCCCGTACTTCTTCCTTGGGCCATCCGTGAACCGCCAATTTCATCGTTGTCGATCATGTTCTGCGACGGGCCAACACCGAAGCTGCTGCGCTTCAGCAGGTTCCATGTGCCTGTCGCGGGCGTGGTGCCAGGGGTTGTTTCGCGAATATACGCGGTTACTACTTTTGCTCCAGACGACATTTTCGTCTCCTGTAGAAAATGGCGCTCAGAGCGCCCTGTAAGGGATTTGTATGTTCATTTGCGCCCAGCCATCTGTTTCACCTGCGCCCACTGCCGAGACGGCGAAATAATCAAGCCTCCCGTCAGTCTGGAACTCGAATAGCTCTCGCAGCTGGTCTGCTGTCTGCGTGATGAGCAGCGAGCCAGAGCCTGCAGGCACAAAGATTTGGATGACGGCAATGCCCGCGCGGTGAACAACTGGCCCTGCGCCGATTTCGTTTGCTGACGCCATGCCAGGGATATTTGTTAGCCGCGCCCAGATGGACTTTCCGGACGGATCAAAGGTCGGCCCGTTCGGATAGCTGACAGAATCCGAGGCAATAGCGGTCTGCGCCGTCATCCGGGTGATGATGGCGTTTCTGATTTCTGTGAGGGTCATTTGTAGGCCTGAGTTACACCGTGGAAAGCGTTAGCGTAAACACCTGTGGGTGCCTGTTTAGAGTGCCCATTCTCAAGGCGCTCGCTGTAAGGTAGGTTCGACTGAATATAAATCACCGAATACGGCTTACCCTGAGCAATGACAGCTGAACCCTGCTGGATTGTCTTCGTACCAACTTTGTCCGGAGCGGCTGGTTCCGAGTAGTCCGGTGAGCCGATGCTGACAATGTGAGAGGCTCGAAATGAGCCGCCGGTATATCCTTTCGGTGCCGGGCTCATCCAGAGGTCGGGATTCCCTACTGGCGACCGCTGAACAATCTCAGTCAGCAACGCCATTGAGATGATGCGCAGCTTCTTGCCTACCTCTTCCTCGACCAGCCCAGCGAACAGCGAAGGGTCGTTATCCCATCCCTTAGCCATCACTTCCTCCTTAGCTGCATCCGATAGGTTGCAACAGCCGGATCAGGGTTAAGATTTACGACGCGATACGTTTGCGGCAGGCCAGTAACGAGGTCTGGCGCCGTGATGGTGTGGCTCTCGCTGGGCTTATCGGTGACTTCGTTAGCCAGAGCGGTGAGCCGCAGATCGCCGTGCAGAATATTAACCCCATCAATTCGGCTAAGCTCATAACGGGACATCACGCCGCGGCCGGAATAGCTTCGAGTTGTTTCGCCGCCAGTCTCTGTTACCGGGTCCCAGCCAGCCTGAACCGTGTAGCTGCCTGTGAATTCCTGCACTGCGTCCGCAAGGTCAGTATCGAACGCCTCAGCAATCTCAGCCTGTAGCTCGTCTCGAATACCCATTATTCGACTCCATCTAAGAACTCAACCGCCACTACTCCGCGCAATGTCCTCGTTCTGACATCACCATTTGCCTTTACTTCAATGGGGTGCGGGGCATATACAACTATCCCTTTGACGGTATCGGCGTATGTCACCCACTGAACCTCTTCACCATCCAAAGTAACCTTTCTGCGCCCCTTCCCATCACCAACAAAATGAACGTGGCTATATCTACCCATCATCGATACACCCTGAAAGCGAGAGGATTGGAGCGCCACTGGCCCAGCAATGCCAGCGCGAGTTGGACATCAGCAGGAAGTAGCTGGGTTGATGTCGCCTGCCCCGATGCGTAGGTCTTGGATACCTTAACGCCGTCAGCATCTACCGTCTTGCTCGTCAGAGAGCCAGATTCAGTCTGCTGCTTATACAGCGTGCCTTCGGAAGCTGATTTAGCCAGGTAAGCTCCTGCGGTTATGACATCAACAGGTATCGCGTCAAGGTCAATGCCTTGCAGGTTCAGGCTGGTCATATAGGCGTTAGCCTGAAGCACAGCAGAAGCCTTTTTGTCAGCCGTCGTCCATTCGGTGCCAAGCACCCCGTCAACGTCTTCAACTGTCACGTAGGTTGTCATCTTGACTCCAGAATTAAGGGGCCGAAGCCCCTTGCGTTATTGATCAGCAGAATTAAGCAATTCGAGCAACTCTGCTTTCGTCGCGCTGGCCTTGTACTCAATGCCCTTGGCGTCAAGTTGCTCTTTGATTTGAGCAACGGTCATATCTTCGCTTCCATCAGAAAAGACACGCGCAGAGTCAGCTCCATTACCACCACCGCCAGCGGTGACAGGCACTGCAACATCGACATTTTTGATGCCATAGTCAGCGCCAGACTTTGTCGGATCGTAAATGGTTTCAGCACCTAATGCAGTTGTTGACTCGTCTGCATATGGGCGTTCACTCGGATAGGTATACTGGTAATCCGGCTGCACCAGATTTTTTGGTAAGGTCATTTTTCCCCCTTAGAGGTTGGTGATCAGGAAGCGGAATGGCACCTGAGCCTGGTCGAGTGTAAGCTCCCAGTTCTCAGCTTTTTGCAGGTCACCCCATGATGCAGAAAGAGCTTGGCGCTCAGTACCGCCAGTGAGCGTACTTTCCGGCGCAACAAAGCTGAAGCCCTGCGGGTGGATCAGCATATTGCGGCGGGTCCAGAGCACGCGGTCACCCTGGCCGTTTGAGGTGGCAGCGGTGCGCTCAACCTCAAGATCGTCATTACCGGGCACTTGGCCGTAACTGAATGCACCGGCTCCCGCCAGTAGGGTGACGTATTTCGCATTCGCGCCAGTGCCAATTTTTGTCCCCAGTTCCGACTCGATCAGCGCGCGGCCGTTATATACCCTAATAGGCGGGATGTTTGACTGAACGGTCACCAGCTCAGCTTGGTTCTCCTTACGGATTTTCGCAGCAATAGCAGGGTGAACAATCATTACCCCGTTACCACGATAGCCCGGTGCCAGCGCCGCCTCTCCATCGACAAACGTATCGAAGCTAAAACCACTGGCTGCTGTAGCTGTTGCCGCACTCACGTCAACGGTAAGCTTTTTACCGTTAGCTTGGTCATAGTTGCGTAGTCCTGCCAGCGTCGCACGCGCCCGGTTCTCTGCCGCGTTTAGCCACATCTGGTTAATCTTGCCACCAATAAGCTGGAGCGCGTTAACCTGCGTGAGATAGCGAGCCAGCGAAGCCTCGCGGAACCCTTCGTTCAGGAATGCCATCCGGCCCATCATCGAACCGCCTTCGATTTCTCGCGGCATAGCGATGTCGGTGTAAATGGTGTTGCCATAGTTCGGCTCAAGGTTGCTGTCGATACCGCCGACATAAGGCACTTCAAACGTTCGAGAGCCGGAGGCGACTAAAGTACCCAGCCGCGAATCGGCAACAAAAGCACGAGACTGCACAAATGGCGACGGTACGAGTGGATCGTTGTCGATATACGACAACAGTACAGGGCGATTAAAGATTTCAAGTAAGGTAGGCATTATTGCTCCTGATATTTGTTAAATTTGCCTTCTCTGACAGCCTGGGTATATCCGGCGGGGTCTTTTTCAGCCCACTCGGCACGCTCCTGCTCTGTCATTTCGGTGTGTTTTTTGGTAGCCCTGCCACCACCTTTAGGCGCGGCCCCGCCGCCACCTGCCTGACTGCCGCGCACGAGGGATGCGTAACGCGGTGAGGTTTCGAACTCTCGTTGGAGATCTGCCAATGCGCTTACCGTCAGATTCCCTGACTCGTCAGTAATGCGTACCTGCCCTTCTGCCACCTTCAGGCGGCGGGCAATAAACTCGGTGAGGATTTCGGCGTTAGCGCCGTCTGCAATCGCTGTGGCGACGCGAGTAGCTGCGAGGTTGATGTCGCGCTGCTCAATGGAACGGCGAAGATCTACGAGGCTGCTACGCTCGCGCTCAAGCTCGGCCTGCGAGCTCTGGAAAAGCTGCTGATAGTTACCTTCTGCAGCGAGGCGCTCCTGCTCTTTGCGCTGAATTTCTTCTTCAGCCTGTCGGCGACGCTCCTGCTCGGCTTTCTTCTCCGCCAGAAGCTCGTCACGCTGGCGCTTGAGTCCGCTGACGTCTTCATGCGGGATGCCATCAACCTGAAGCTGATAGGCCTCACCCTGCTGCACATACAGCGCCTGTTTGGCTTCATCGAGCTGAGCGAATTCCTCAGCGGTAAGCTGATACTTCAGAGTCATACATTCTCCTGAATGGATGTGTGCTGGCCCGGCCAGCGTTAGATGTGATTATTCAAGGCCAGCAAGCTCGAAGGCATGCGGCTCTAAATCTTTGAGTTGGTCGAGGGTGTACTGCCTGCCGTTGTCATCAGTGAAGCGATCAATGGTCAGCTCGCCTTTCCTGAACAGCTTGTAACGCGATGGCCCGAGCACCTCTTTCTGGAAGGATGCCGGTTGCCTTGCCAGCCATTCGCCATAAGTCGTTTTGCTGCTGACCTGCTCGACGCCATCAGGGCCGACCGCTGGCCGTGTAGAGCCGGGTATATCCCGACGATACTCAGCCTTAAGCACGGGAACCTCTGACGTGCGGCAGCCCCAGTGAAACGGTGGCGAGATAGCATCAATCGGCACCACCTTGCCATCCAGTGACCGGCAAAGCGGCGTTGTCCGGCCGTCCAGCGTGGCTACACGCTTCTTTCCCTCAAGGATGTCATCGTTCGACTTCATCGTTTCGGAGCGCGCGGATGAGGCGACGTGATTGGTCATCGTTCTAACCAGTGAGCCGACCTGCTCCTCATGCGACACGCCCAGCGAGGTTAAGCGCCGCACTATCTCCTTGTGCGTCTCCCCAAGCGAGGAGCCGATTGCAATCTCGCTGAGGATATCGGCCGTCTTCTTGCTGCCGAACTGTGCCAGAGCGCCGGTGATGTCAATAACCTGCCTGCCCTTTCCTACTGCTAGCTCCAGCGGGTTAGCCAGTACAGATGCAGCTATCATCTCTGCCGATGGCTCTGCGAGCCGTACAGAAGCTTTGACGATCTGCCCGAGTAGCTTGCTGTTAAAGGTGAATTCGTACTTAGCGAACTCGCCTAAGTCGAGCTTTTGCTGCTTCGACATCTCGCCGTAGATAGCGCTCAGATCGCTCCTGAGCGTTTCAATCTGCCGGTTATAGCGGGCGGTTGCATATTGACTCATTCCCTCGTTAACGGCTTCCTTGGCGCGCCTGATAGCCTTGCGGACAAACTTGGCCGCCTTGTCAGTCAGGCCACCACCGAAGCGCTGAACGTACACCTGATGGCGCGTGGCGGCGTCTGTCGTGTAACCGTCTGCGCTCATGCTTATTCCTCAGCAACTGGTTCAGGACTATCAGTGACAGCGTCGCCTTCAATAGCAGGCTCTTCAGCGCGCTCCGCATCAATATCGTCGTCGTTACGGTCGGCCTCAAGCCAGCCCGTCTGGCGAAACTTGGTGCGCACGTCACTCTTCGCGATGATGCCCTGCTGCCAGCTCTGGATAAGCGCCAGAACATCCTGCGAGGTGAGAGAAGCGTCGAAGAATTCCTGATTCAGCCAGAAAACAGTGTTGGTCATATCAGCTTTGCCGCTCATGTAGAGCTGAGCATCCAGAATGGCCCGCTTAAGCGCCTCGCTGACGTTACCGGCAATCGTACCCAGCACACTGTTATCGCTGCTGTATCTGATGCGTGCTGCTTCTGCTGTCTCGTTCTGCCCTGACTGCTGCACGATGCGCGCACCAATCATCAGCATCTGATTCTCTTTCTCCTGCATCAGCTTCAGTGCGAGCTGGCTCTCGTTGGCCTGCAGCATTAATGCCTGACCGGCACGGCCGAGTGAATAGCCGCGGGTAGAGCCAATCTGAATCCCGCCAGGGTTCCATGCTTCGAAATCAGCCTGCTCAATGTCAGTCGTGAAGAACAGCGTCGGCTGACTGCTGATAAAGCCTGACTCTTCGACCGTGGCGCTGTTGCCGTAATGAAGCACGTTAACCTCAGCCAGGTCTTCGAGTGGCGCCTTATCAATGCGAGCGTCATTACTCTCAGCGCCGAAGAAGTAGAACGGTATATGATCGAACGTCTTGCCACCGAAGTCAGTCGGATGGACGTCGAGTTGAGGCGCTTCGTACGGGTCTCCCTCATGCCACATACGGTGGCGATACACACCATCTTCCAGCGTCAGCGCCCGGAACTGTTTTCTCACGTCAAAGCTGAACTCATCGCCCTCGGCCTTGTTATAGCACTCTGCGAACACGACCAGCGTCAGCTTGCGCACACCGTTAATCACGTCTTCTCGCCAGTTGATGATGCTCAGGGCTTCGTAGAGGTGAATGTGAGCAAAGCGCCCAGCTGACTGCGCTCGCGTAGGCCGAGAGCCTTCTGGCGCGTCACTGGTCGGGTAATCCACGAAGAAACCACCGCGCCCCGTGTCGAGGTCTTCGCCTACAGCCTCTTTGGAAAGCTGCTCCAGGCTGGTGCCGTCACCGCTGGCGTTCTCGATGAGATAAGCCACTGAATCCGGCAAATCGACTTCAGCGGTTTTGCGGAACACTGCGCCAATCAGCCCCTGACGTGTGCGGCCTGTGATATTGAGGAACATAGCGCGCTTCAGCAGTGCTTCATAGCGAGCCTTGTTCTCGTCGCTGTCGTTTGTCGGGTCAGGCATTGGCAGATAGAGAATGCCCTGGTCTTTAATCGCCCTGCTGCCGGCCACGCAGTCTTTGACAAGCTGCCATGACTTTGCGGCATCGCTGTATTCTGCTCTTGCGTATGAAAAGTTAGCCATAGTCGCTTATCGTCTGAAGGTAACAGGGGCCGCTTTAAGGACGCTGCGTTTCTTCTGCGTCACGGCGAAATAACGGAAGCTGTCAGCCCCGTGTGATGTGTGGTCATGCAGTGGCTTGTCTTTCCAGCATCCGCGCTTGCCGTCCCACTCTTTGCGGTAGCCTTCCAGCGCGATGATGCCTTCAGCGCACTTATGCTCGTCAAAGGCGCACTTCGGCAGGATTTCACGCACCTGCTCGATACCGTCATCAACGCCGAGCTTTGGCACGACCTGAAAGGTGATGCTGTACTTTACGCCGTCAATCTCGTATCCCTCGCGGGCCAGTTCGCGTCGTGATTTCGCATCAGAGCCAAACTCTCGGTTATCGATGTCGTGCGGCCCCCAGTGAGCGGCATATTCATAGCCTTTATCTTTCAGCACTTTCATATAGTGCCGGAGGCCTTCACCTGAGTTTTCGTAGTAGTCGATGACGTGATATTCCTCGCCAACGATGCGTACGAACCAGATAGCTGTGGAGTCGCCTACGCCGATATCCCAGAAGGTGTGAACCGGCAGGTGCGAGTTATCAGGGAGTGTGCCGATCCGCTTCTGCTCGTAAAGCTTGCGGAACTGCTTAGCGTAGTAAGCACCCTCGACTGACTGCTGAAACGCCTCTGCTGGTATCGACGGATACTCGCGCTTCATGTCGTCGCCGAGAGTCTTCTCTTTGGCGTAATACCATGCTCTCTGGCGCTCGTCCGTTACCACCCCATGCTTCGCCTCAATGTCAGCGAAATAATCGCTCAGGCGTTGCGGTATCGGCTCTACGGGGTCGATTGCATACAGGGGATTCTTCCACCATGAGAAGAAGAAAAACTTCCAGTCAAGGCTGCTTAGTTGCTTGCCCTGAAGCTGAGCCTTTTCAGCAGACTGACAGTAATCGAAGAAGTAGCCAGCCCGTCCCTCTGCAGTGCTTTCAATCGTCGTGAAACAGTCGCCTGATACAGCCTCAAAGGCGCCGGTGACAATCTCACGCGCTTTATCCGGGAACTTGGCGCATATCTTCCCAAACTCGGAAACGTGCAGATAGCGCAGCGTACCGCCACGGAAAGACGTGCTGATATACAGCGAGCCGCCTTTCTTAAATACCAGCTCACCCGCTGCATCATTGCTCGCAGGGTTGGCAGCTTTGATTTCATCAGGGAGTCGGTCATAGGCGTATTTTATCTTCTCGCGGAAAAGGCGCTTGGCGTCGTTCAGGGTATGGGCTATCAGTGCGCACTTGGCAGCCTCAAACAGAGCCGCGTCGAGCTGGATGATACAAACCTCAGTGGTAAATCCGAGCTGACGAGCTTTCAGAATCAGATTGCGGGTATGCATGCCCTCGAAGTATTCGAGCTGCTCCGGCGTCATCTGGAAACGTACTGGCTTGCCTTCTTTGTTGGTGATCCAGTAGAGGTGATTCAGTCGCCAGAGCTTATCTCGCAGAAGCTTGAGATGTTCTGGCTTCATGCTTACCCCTTCGACAGATCATCCATCAGGTCAGATAGTTTCTTGGTTGCGTCGTCGCCGACAGGGCCGTCAATGTCATATGCCTGTCGCTCAAGCCCGACTAGCGTTTTGAGTGTGTCTGAAAGGTCTTTCATTGATTTAACCCTCCCGGGCAGGCTGGTAGCCTTCTGGTAGATTTCATTAAGCCTGTCCCTGCCTGTCTTCTCGTCTGGGTCAAACATCAGATCGCCAAGCCTCCTCAGCGCATCGACGTCAGCACACTGCGCATCCAGCTCATCGAATAGAGAATTAGCAAGGCTTCTGGCCCGCCTTATGTCTCCGCGATGTTCCATACGGACGGTGGCAATTACCTCTGCATTTGCCTCGATAAGTTGCCGCTCTGAAACCGCCTTTTCGCTGGAAACCTGTCTGGAAACCTCTCTTTTGGAAACCAGAGATTCAGCTTTGGCTTTTATCTTCGCCTTTAAATCTCGCTCCCAGCATTCCTTCTTGGCGCGCTTATTGATGGCAGTGTGGGTCACGCCATGCTGTGAAGCTATTTCCCTCACGGACAACAAGCCAGCACGGTAAGCCGACTCGATGGCCTCCCAATCTGGTGTTGCCATAGGTTTCCCTTTCTTATTTCGCAATTTCTCAATTGACGATTTCGTCAGTAACTATTTGATATTTGGATATTTGATGATTTACATCCACTCTATTTTTTAGAGATTCATTCACTTGATAGAGGTTATAAATGTCATCATCAATGTCGTTCTGCATCATGCTCCTGAGTGTGGCTGGGATAATTATCCCCTTTACTGCGTCATCAGATTCCGCCGGATCTCCGTTAGCACAATGCGGCGATATAGATTTAGAGGAGCAGCACACCAAGCGAATTAAAACGAACCGGTTTTGGCAAGTAGTTGGTTCTGCATTGGCTTTACTGGGAATCATCCTGCAATGGTGGCTGCCAATTGCTAATCAGCCATAGCGGATTATTTTTCAACTCCGCGTAAGACCGGATTCGCGACGCTTCACAGCGTGGCTAACCGTATCAGAGGAGGAAGAGATGGTCATGGCAGCCATCAGCAGGCGCTCTGGTTAGAAAGCGCCTTGGGATGGTCACAGGTCTGGCCTTTCGTCTCGCGGCATGGTCATTCGTCCGTTTTCATCCCTTCCACCAATGTCAACAAGCATGTCTCCAAACTCATGAATAAGGGCGTTCATATACATGATACCCCTGCGGTTAATAGCGGGTGTTTTTCCACCACTAAATACCGATCGCGGATCCGGATCAGTGTTTGGATGAAGCATTTTGATATAGAACTTTGCCCGCCAGGTCGGAAGCCGTCTATCCACCAGATAGCCGTCGAGAAGGGCCGCAAGGAAATGGCGATCTACTTCAATATCGCCGGTTTCATAGCGGTACACCGCCCGTCTGTTGGTTGCCATCAGATGAAGCACATATGCCTCAGCCACCTGCATTGCAAAGAATTCGTGAGAGCTAACCTGAATGTCCATTACTCAAGCCCCGGCACGTTTATTTGCAGCCTGGCATAAGCTTCTTGCCGATTATTAACCAAGTGGCGCTTCCTTCCGCCTACGCCCCAGTAATTCATCGTCCGCGCACAATCGCTAACTATTGCTGATTCTTCCCGCAGAATATGGTCAGCCATGTTTGCTTCCGTCATATAGCTGGCCATGGTGACCATTTCTCCCGAAAAGAACTTATCAAGCACTGTGTACACACCCACCTTGAATGCCGGGTCGATATACCCTGCATACTCATAGGCAAGAAAGCGAGTAACATACGTCCCACCAGTGCGTCCTTTGATGATTTTAAATGGTGTAGATTCTCCACCTTTTACTAACTCGTTGATAAATGAGCGCGTGACCGGGCTTCTTAAAAAGTCTGTCGGGCGAAGGTTATCGACGCTCTTTCCGGCCGCTTTTGCCGCCTTCCATATATCCGTAATGGAAATGAGTTTTTCATCATCGATTCGTACCGGTGTGTTGAACAATGCCAGTTCTTTCATATGGTAGTTACCTTATAGAAACGAGCCTTGTTGCCCAGAAACGCCAGCGCATAGAGACGGCTACCGGCCTAAACCGACGTTCCTCCAAGGCTTGTTTCTGTAAGACTCTATGCTTTCGAAAACGCCGGGCATGGCGCGGTTTACTGCGGACATAAAAAAGCCCCGCATAAGCGAGGCTGATAGTGCTCTGTTGCTGTCAGTGATTCTTCTTGTGGGTTGTCACGACTTCCCGCAGATTCTGTCCCACAATTCGTTATGGATGTTGATCGCCCTCACCGTCCTGATATCCATCAGGTCAGCGTCTTTGCCGTGGGTTCGGATTGGACTGAACAGCGTGCAGCTGGAGTCGGTGACGATGTACTCAGTCGTCGGTGTGGTATTTCGAGTTCCGCAGCCGGTCACGAGCAGCGGGATCATCAAGAGAAGCATTTTCCTGCTGAACATCTTTCGCCACCTTAATGTGCGTTGACTCAATATCGGTTCGGGCTTCAGCCTGGCGCTTAATACGCTCCGCTTCCGCTACATCGGCTTTAGCCTGCGTTTCGGTCTTTGCGACCTTCTTCCCGCTGAGGTAGGTAGCGATGATGGCTGCAATCAGCGCCACGACACCGCCGATAATAGTTTCAATGCTCATCATGCTTATTCTCCGGTGGCTTCTGTAATGTCATCCGGGAATAAACGCCGATGACCATGACCACGATGGCGGCAATGCGCATCCAGCTGGAGGGGATTTCCGCTTTCCATTCCGGGGGAAGTTCAAACCAGATGGTTGGCAGCATGCCGAGAGCGATGATGGCCTTCGTTGAATGCCAGCGCCACCAGTTGCGCCAGTCGCTTACCAGCTTCATATCAGCCCCTTGTAGATGTCGTAAGTTCCTGTGCGCATTACATCAGCATGACGGCGGGCGCGGGCAGGTGTCTGGCGGGCCCATCGGCTGTTAAGCATTTCGTTTGCAGCACTCAGGAAGTCGCCATTCGAAATAAAAATGAGCGTCTTACGGAAATCTGCCAGACCTTCTGTGCCAAGCTGAAAGGCCATCGACGTGAGAATATCCTCGCGCGCCGGATTGCATTGCTTCAGGGCTGCGGCAATTGCACTGTTTCGCTTCATCTCCGCCTGCTTGCTGGCGACAATCACCTGCTTCCAGACATCGCCTACCGCTCGCGGAACCGTGAAGGTGTAATTTGCCAGGCTGGAACCTTTCGGGCCAATCTTTATGCCACCGGCAACCGTGGGATAGCCGAGCGTGTCGAGATAGGGCGACTCCACATAGCCCTCCTCAAAATTAAGTATCTGGATTATCTGGCTCACTGGATCCTTACCCCCGTCAACCTTTCCCAAAAGTAAGTCAGAGCGACAGAACCCATCGTCCCACTGACACCTGCGGCAAAAAGCATGTAATAAATATCCAGGCCGCCCGCCATGCTGAGAAAGCCACTCAGCAGGCCGCAAAATCCAGAGACAACAATCTGAGCAACCGCTGCTGCCCAACTCCATGAAGCGCGACTTTGCTTTATGTCGATGAGGTAGCGAACGAGTCCGCCCCAGCAAGCGACGCCGAGTAATATCAGCCATGACAACCCGGCAAGGTTAGGGTCTTTGTCAGGCATTCTTTTCATTTCCACCCCCACTCAAGGGGACTCGCTTTTTAGGACTTGATGAAATGGTGAACTGAGCGAGCCCGGTTAAACTTCTCAATGTCACCTGAGAAACCCCCGCGCTATATCCCTTCTTTCAAATCATCAGCTGTGTGAAAAATGCGCCCTCTGCCACAGGTCGCTAAACCGAAGTGTGCAGTGATTGGCAGGGGCGAAAAAAGAAAAGGCCCGCCGAAGCGAGCCTTTGTGAATTTTTTACTAAATTTAATGGTTTAGCATTTTTTGCACAAAGGCAAAAATCATGACTGCTAACTTTCACCCGTCAATCCTTGAAAGTTGACAGAGTGAAACTTGAATCTTTACCCGCTTACTGTTGCTTCCCCTTCGGTACGCGGGATTTTTTTTTAGGCGCCTCGACGCAAATCTCGGTAACTGCCCGCCTGGTCAGCCAGGGAGGTTATATGGCGGGAAGGCGTGGAATCGAACCACGATAAGTTGGTTAACAGCCAACCGTAATGGCCTTTATACGACCTACCCGGATATTGCAGGCAATAAAAAAGCCCCGCCGACTGGTGAGGTCGCGAGGCTCTTTGGCATCCACATTTATGCAACTGACCAGTAAAGCTGCGATCTGTTCGCTTCACTTCCCGATCATGCCGTTAATGTGCCAGGTCGCATGCCCTTTGTCTTTGGCAATTCGTGCTATTTTGTATAATCACGCAGCGATTTTAGGAATCTCCTTCTCCATTTCTCGCTTAATTGCGTAAAACATTTCTCCTTCAAGGATATCCATCGCCCATTCCATTCTGTTGCGGGCCTCTTTCGGTGAGATGTTGCAGTAATAAATCAGGGATGAGCCGATATTTTGCACGCTCTTGCGCTTGCAGTATCGTAATCTGGCTACGTTCCGAAGCGGGTTATCCCTTCCGAATGTCTTTATCATGACTGATTCAACAAAGGCGGCATCATCTGATTCTTTGGCGAGAGCGATGATGTTTGCCGTTGATGACTGAGGAATAAGCAGGTCACGCGCCTTGCGGAACAGCTCTTCACCGCGCAGCCCCTCACAATGCAGCTGTGACACGATTTTCTCTATCTGCTTGCCCTTCTGCTCACTCCATTCGCATCGCATCATCAGGCGCCCAATAACGTTCACTTCTGCGCGGTCGTAATCTTCTCCGCCGAGGTGATCGCCCCATACGCCCAGCAGATGCCTGACCCATGCCTGCTGTGATTTGTTAATGGTCTTCCAGCCATTGCCGAATAACCGGCGCATGTCCGCTGCTGTTTTGACACCTGACAGTCTGACGATTTGCTGATAGTCACGCTCAATGCGCATGCTTCACCCCCATCATTTTCGCCGTGTTCCTGAGTATTTGGTAATCGACTGCGAAGCCGCCGCGCCTTTTGTAGATGCGGAGTTTCTGCCACTTCTCTCTGAGGTATTCGGTCATGCTGCACGCTCCATAGACTGCTCGTAGGTCAGGTAAAGCCCCCAGAAGCTGACCAGCATCTTTGCCTTCACAACCATCTTCTCTTCGTTGCACCACCGACTGAACCATGCAACCGCCAGGGCGAGTTCCTGCTCAACCTGATGCGGACCATCCAGGTGAATCGGAAATATGAAGTCGTCGAAAACAGCCGCTGTTGAAATGGGATAATGAATTTCGGTCATGCTGCCCTCTCTATCGCTGCCTTTAGCGAATTCAGAACCATGTCTGTCATTACGCCTTTTCCATTGACTGCCACATGGGCTTTTATTTCAGCCATAGCAGCTTTAAGGATTCCCACGCTCACGGTTATAGGCTTCTGGTTTTCACGACTTGCTGAGCACAATCTTTTATATGAATCGTTCATGCCGCCTCTCTTTGCTTATTCAGTTCACGCAGAGCCGCCCTGTAACGCGCACGAATGCCGTCCAGTTCTTCACGGGTGTATCGGTGAGGTTCGTTGTTTGATTCGAGCGCTAAGACGCGCTGAAGGCCGATTTTGGTGATGAGGTTGATGCGGTATTGCTGCTGATTGCCGGATAGCTGAACGTTACAGCGATGGCATTGTTTTGAAATATTGTCTTCGTGATACCTTAGATGTGATGCCTTGCCTCTTGACCGGTAATGCCCCGCTTCCCACTGAACCGTAGCCCACGTCCCGCAACTGATGCATGGAAGGTATTTATCCCTCTCTCTGATGTAGTCGTTTACTACGCGCTGAGTCAGGTCTTCCCAGTGCTTTAATGGCTTGGCTTCAGCTTTGCGGTTGCGCCAGGCTAATCGCTCAGCCTTCTCTCGCTTTTGCGCTTCAGCTTGCTTGCCGAAAATAATTGAGCACTGGATGCCACAGACTTTCTGGAGAGAACTTCGAGGGGTATATTCGGTAGAGCAGATGGGGCATGTGCGCGGCTTAGGCTGTTTGCCTTTAGCCATGATGCCCCCTATCGAACTGGTGAAGCCATGAGCGGAGGTTATTCAGCACTATTTCACTCTTCACTCCAGCATATTTTTTCTTAGCGTGGATGCAGCGTGCGTAAGTTATGATGCCAAAAATCCAGAAAGTCAGCGGCCACGTTAATGCAATGCAAATTGCCAGCAAGCTGATCGGCAGCTTATACCAGGCATCTCTCAATTCGAGGTCAGGTATTTCGAGCAGAACGTCTTTTATCCCACTACAGATATTCATTCTCACCATCGCCTGTGAAAGACAGTCGATAAAATTGAATCTGTACCCAGCCGCTACAGCCCACGTCGGCCGGTCGCAAAAGTGTTTAAAGGTCACCATCATTCACCTCTCCGCACATCAGGTAATTGGGGTCCTGCATCAGGCTTATTTCGCAGCTTGTGCAGCAGTACACCACTGACTCTGGCAGAGCCGCAGAACAGAAAGCGCACACAGAAGCAGATTGCACGCCATCGCCAGTAGGCAGATTTGATTGGCTGATGCATTTCGGCCTGTTCGAACCGGTAATCTGTTTCACAGTTTTCACATGATGCTCCATACCAGTACTTGTCTTCTGAGGTGAGTGTTATGTGACAGCGGCAGCAGCGATCACGCATTGGATTGATCCTCATCCAGCCAGAGAAGAAACAGGAGGCAGCAGATTGCGTGTGCCAGGTGTGGCAGTCCGCTTTCGCTATCGTCTTTCTCTCCATTCCACCACGCGGTGACGTGTCGGATAGTCGCATCGAAATATCTCGTTCTGGCATCAGGAACTGTCTTCCAGTTGTCCGGCGCGTACTTCTTGGCTCCGAATTCCAGCACGTCGATAACCGACCTGATCGCATTCATAGGCACCAGGCTGAACCGCCACTTACCGGCGTCATGCTTAGTTGTCATCTTCAGCTCCACATTGGGTTTTTATACTGACGGCTCGGCTTTGGCTCTTCCCGAAACGTAGGCAGCAGCGCGCTGACCAGCCAGAGGCGCGGGTCGGTTGCGAGTGTCTTCTGAGTTTTGATGTTGCGAGAGGCGTAGCGGGAAAGGAGTTCGTTAGCGGTTTCAGTATCTACTGGCTCATGGCAAAACCATGTCATTCGCATGAGCACCTCTCACTTTCGATAACAGGTTGTCGAGCATCGCCATGTTGTAGCTGATGCCAAATCCAATGCTGAATGCGCCCATCCGATACTGGTAGTCATGGTCCGAAATGCCTAACCGCTGACGCTT